GGATGGTTACTTATTTTGGTAGTAATAATTCCCATGGTCTTAGGATGGTTTTTACCCGGCCCTGTAAGAATGAAAGGGAGGGACAAGCATCCTAACCAGTTCATAAGGTGAGTGACTTCACCAAAGATTGCATACGATCTATAACAGTAGTCATAGCCTATATAATATTTGTAGCAACACTATTTGTACTAACTTATGTATGAAAAAGATTTAGTAATCGTTGAGTGGAAAGACATTATAGCGACATCTGGGTGGGAGCAGTCTGTTGAATGCCCCACCCTTTTTTCTGTTGGGTGGCTTGTTAAGGTAGATGATGACACAGTAGTTATTGCAAACACGCTAGACCCTGACGATTTTACAGGGGAAGGTCAGTCTGAACTCCCCGTTCTTTATGGGCTTCACGCTTTTCCTTCTGGCGCTGTTGTTCGGATTCGGCGTATTCTAACAGAGGCATACCCTCCAACTTCTCAAAAACCTTTGCCCATGTAAGTCCTGAAGGGGCTAGTTCTTGAGCGTGTTGCCAGCAGTGCCTCGCAAAGCACCTACGCCTATCTTCAGCCCATAATTTTTCTTTGAGTGACTGCTCTGATCGCATCGTAGTAACCTTCTCCGTCCAACCCCTCCAGCATTATAACACCCCTCCACCATTGATGCTCAGTGTCCTTACACCAGTTTTCACTGTAATTGGGATGACTGTAGCAGCCCCCACTTAGCCCAAATATCTTTTGACCATCAGGTCTTGTTTGCTCTGAATGGTTGTACAAATGTGAGTGACCCTGTACACTAGAGCAGTGTAGTTTAGAAATAAGGGCGTGTCCCACATGGACGGACGATATAGGTCTTCCAGAAACTCCAGTGGTGAAGTAGTGGCTAAATGTAATATTCTTCACAGTAATGCTCTGCTTGAACGGAGTGCATTTCCACCCAAACTTCTTGTACTGAAGGTCATTGATAGAGATAGCACCGTCTAACTCAGGCGAAGCGTTTGTAGCCCTGTTTATCCTGTCTTCATGATTACCTAATGTCATGTACATTTTAGGCTTGTACTGCTTTGTTTTATTTTTTCTCCTGTTATCGTTATACTTTCTAATGGGAGCAAAGAATTTTTCTTGGGCGTCTATCACAGCCTCTACGTCTTTCTTGTATCTACGCCCCTCAAACCCCCTAGTCCCCCTATCGTAGGAGGACAATGATGGCATATCAGCCATGTCACCAAGACATACAATATGCTCTGGTTGCTCCTTAACGATGTACTCACCAAGAGCGGTGAACCTGTCGTTGTCGTAATCAGGGTGAGCGTGTGGATCACCTATGATTAGTAGATTCATGTCTTTTTTCTACCTCTTTAATAATATGTTGATCGCGTTCTTCTGCTGTAGAGAACGGCCCTTTAGCGCATAGATATGTTAGGTGACTATCGGCAAGCATATACCAGTATTCCTTGTTGTCCTTATCCCCTATTGCATACCTTTCGCATCTATAGTCCGTTCCCTCCACCCTTCCGTGGTTAAAACTTCCCCCCTTACCCCACCGTATAATACTCAATTAAGTTGGCTGGGTCTTTCAAACAAATCCTTTACAGTCTCCCACAAAGCGTGTTGCTCTACAGAGGATGACTCAGTAGCCCTGTTCTCAAGAACCTCCTTTATGATGTCTAGGTAGTTGCCTTCATCACTAAGATGCTCTGATACGACTATAGCGGCATCAATGTGAAAGCACAGCATTTCAGTCATTATTTTTGCGTTTTCTTTTTCCACGGGCGCTCCCTTTCAAGCGTTGATCTAAAACCATTGCGGCGCGGAATGCCACAAAGTCTTCTCCTATCCTGTCCGATCTATGGACATGATGCTTACCGGTCTTCTTGTCGAATCTCAGTACATAGGTACAGTCTACCACACGGTCGTATATCAGTTCAACCGCTTTAGCGTATGCAGCGCATTGCATATGATGCTCTGGGTACACCTTGCTGGAGGTCTTGAAGTCAATAACACAGAACTCATCGTTCACCTCTGCAATCGCATCCACAGTGCCTGCGTATTTCAATTGAGGGTGCATAACCTTTTCCTCAGATGAAATCCATTTGACATTGTTGGACTTGTGCCAATCAAAGAATGCTGATATTGATTTTTGCGCCTGTTCATTCTCAGGCATGGTAGGCCACTTACCAGCAAACGGCGCTTCATTCTCATCCACGTTAAACTTCACGCACTTCTCTATGAAGTTATGTACAGTAGACCCTATACCCGCCGCATCGTTGGCGGCTTTTGAATGGGCGTTAGCGATGCCTTTTGCAACATCGTCTATACTCTTGTCTCCAAAAGTATAAACGGGGTTGTAAACAGACTCTTCCTTGAACACGTTTACTTCCGCCACAGACCTCTTAAAGTATTTGGAACCCTCTAGAGCCGCCCAATAGACAAGCCCCGGCTTCGCTATAATACCAAGTATCTGTGTAGCAGATGGTATCACCTCCCCGCTATCGGAGAGCCTGTATTCATGATTACTGGGGTCGAACTCAAGAACACAGGACTCCCCGTTAGCGAAGTCGATGGTATAGTTAGTGGTCAAAAGGGTACGTCGTTTTTGGCGTATTGTACAGCGGGTTTAGGAGTGCCATCATACTCCGGGTTTGGGTCGGAGAACCTGATACTAAAGTAATCGTTCCCGTTCTTGTCCTGATTAATCCAAGCAGCAGCCTTTTTCTGTTTTCCATCTATTAGGGCTGTGCCTGTCATATCGGGTTTGGTTGGTTTGTCTTTGAACTTATTCTTGAAAAGTTTTAGTTCATTGTCTTTTGGTTCGTACATAGGTTTTTGTCTCTTTTTTTGATGCTCGTATTCCATCTGTTCTTGCATCAGTTGCTCTTGGTAGAAGTTCTCGTATTGAGAAGCATCCTCTTCATCCATCATGTCGAGTGGATTCATTATAACACCCGCGCTTCTGTCCTCGCATTTGCCTGCATAGTCCTCCATACTTCTATCGTAGCCTCCGCTGCTTTAAAGCGCATGGTTAGTTCATGTTCCTTGCGGATGGCCTCACGCTCTCCTTCCACAAGTTTGCGGTAAGTTTCATGGGAAACTGCCCACGCCTGCCTATCCGCTACCGACCCTTTGGGAGCCTCTAGGAAGAGTCTAGAAGACTCAATCTTCTTGAACTCCTTTAGTTGCTCTTTCTGGGCCTTTGCCTCTGCAAGCCTAGAGCAGTTGTCGTACATAAACTCTAGAGCCTGTTCCGCGTCTTCAGTTGAAAGCATATCACACCTCCTGAAAGGATAGTACCCCATCCCTAAAGGCCTTGTCAAGCGTTTTGAAGATGAAGTGTGGTTGAAAGTCCAATATTTCTGAATCTCCGTTGTGCGCCCTATTGTGGCAGGAAAAGCACAGAGGCATGACTAAGTGATCGTTAGCCTTCATGCTTGTGCCTCCGCCGCTCCAAGGACTCCAGCGATGCTTCAGATGGTGCGCTACGGTTGTATCATCGTCTAGCCCACAGTTAGAGCATGGCAGGGTAGCCACCCAATTCAGGTAACCCCTGCACTTCCATCTTCTAGTTTTTTCTATCACAATAGAATAAACAAGAGAAATAAAAGCCCTAACAAAGCAGATTGTCCTACGTCACTCATATTCCACACACTCCAGAAAGACATTGTTCTTCAGAGTTATCCTCAAAGATAACCCCACGTTTTGATACAGCCTCTTCATAAGCAACAGGCGTAATAGGCTGTCCACCTCTAGAGCCGTCAGGATACACTGTAAGCCCTCTAAGGCCCGGAGCATACTCGCTTATCACTCTGGCAAAGTCCTTCACCTTGTCCTCGTTATTAGCCTCTGTACCCCATTGAGGTAGATTGATTGTAGAACTAATGCCATGATCTACATATTTTTGTAGTTCATACTGCATCTTGATCCTACGCTCAACATCAAAGGCTAGGTCTGTAGCGGTTTCAATTTTATCCGGGTTAATGCCAGAGTCTATCAGGACTTGGGCCGTACCGTCAACGACAAATTGATGCTTCCACTTTGTTCCATCTGCAAGATACCTTCTGCGGTATGCCACGGCGAACAAAGGCTCCACTCCCGACGAGGTTCCGGCGAGGATACTAATACTCCCTGTCGGAGCAATTGCTCTGTATCCTTTAGGACGATTGAGAAAAAGTCTGTCGCAATGCTCGTCAGCGGATCGTTTGCTTTCTCGCTCATATACTTTCATCCATTGTTTGAGTTCATCTACCATCTCGTATTTGTAGCCGCGTTGTAGCAACCACTCATGCAATCCCATCAACCCAAGACCTATTCGGCTGTTCTTCTGCCTAACCTCTACGACTTTTTGGTAAGGTAGTTGCGCCCGAATTAACCCGCAAACAAGGAACTTGGTTGAAAGATTTACAACGTCTTTAAACTCTTCAATAGATTCTATATTTGCTAAGTTTATAGAGCCTAAGTTACAACAATCAGAATCATCCTCTGAAGTTATCTCCGTACAAGCATTCCTAAGAGTCTCGTTTTCTTTGTCTCCAAAGTTAAAACTAAACCCCGGCTCACCAGTCATCATAGCCTGAGTAACATTCTGCACAAAAGTGGGGTTATGTGATCTCCCCGTAGAGTGCAGCCACGCATCATCATAGTTAAGCGACACGTTCATCATGTCGAGAGGCGCTGGAAAGTTAAAGTCTGTCTTTTTCAATTCCGCTAGAGTAGTGTCACCAGCCTTAAGGTCGTGCCAATTCTTAGCAACCAATAAATTCTGGGCATCTTCATGTCCCCAATTCATTGAGCCGTACAGCGCAGACCTACGACTTCCTCCCTGCATTACGTTTCGCCCAACCTCGTTGAGTGTATACAGCAATGGGATAGGGCCGGATGCAACGCCCCCAGTTCGCCTCAGTTGCCTTCCAGAGGGTCTAGCAACGGATACGTCCACACCAATGCCTCCGCCCGTCATAAGGCAGGACATTGCTCTCTGGGTGACTCCAGCCCACTCTTCTCTAGTGTCCTCTTCTAGGCGTAGAAGGTAGCAATTGTTGTAGAATCTAGCATCTCTCCCAGCGTACCACAAGTACCTACCGCCGGGAATAAATTTAAACTCAGAAACATATTTGGCAAGTTGGTCTTGATCTGACCTGTCCATAAGGTTATTCTTTTTGCCGTCATAAGTTCCACACACACTGTTGACTACATTGTGCGCTTTGTCGCCCCATGTCTCATAGGGGTTTGAAGCGTACTTCTGCTTAAAGATTGTCTCCCCTAATTCTGTTCTAAATGCCATTATATCTGTACGCTCCGCAGACATCAGTTTCAAAATCCCAATGAAGTCCAACCTTGCTCATCTTGGCGTTTTCTTTTTCCCTTTCATATTGCCATGATTTGTTGGCAAAATCCTGATAAGTAGAGTAAAACACATCTCCATCACATTCTGCAAACTCGTTAGCAAAAATAACAGCCTGTTCTGCTAACTTACGCATTGCATCCTCTACGAGTTTCTGGTCGTACTCCTTTTCCTTTTTATTTTTAAGCCGCGTTTTCATAATCTTTTTTCCATTCCTTGATAGATTCGTTGAATCGTTTAGCCATGATCTCATCATAGCCCTCTGGCGTAGCCCACTTAGCGGGTACGCGATTGCCGTCAAAAGCGTTGGGGTAATAGAGATAACGAGCGATTCCCCACGCGACACAGGCCCGTTTGAATGAGTCTGATATCCCGCCTTTTTCCCCCTCTATGCTAGTGTCTCCAGCACCATCAGATTTGCTGATCCACTTGCCGTTAATATAACAAGACACAGTGCAAACCATCCTGTCACCTAAATACTCGTATGATACTTGCCACCCATCAATGCCTAGCGTCTTGTCTAGGCGGTTTTGACAGGTTCTGGCAGTAACATAAACAAGTTCTTTGCTGCTTTTGCCGTAGCCTTCACGCCACAGCAATTCAGTCAATTCAAATGGGCGCTTTAGCGCAATCTCAAGTTCGGTCACTTAGTACCCCCATAAGAATCATCGTCTTCCTTGTCCTCAACCTTAACCCAAGAGAATGATACACCATCATCAGGGTCAGGGTAAACACATTTTAGCGTTACCTCTTTCTGTTCCACAAAAACTCTGGTAAGGCCTTCCTCTGGCCGCATAGCCTGATTGATAGTTTCAGGCCAGCCGCGTAGAAGGTTGTTAGCGTACCCCACCATGTCCAGTGGTTCTAATCTAAGTCTGCTTTTCATTGACTCCCTCTTTAGTAGCGTTTAAAAAATCATCAACCCTAGTCAGCACAAATATGTCAGGGCTGTTGTACTTCCCTATCACAACTATAGGGATGATACCACGTTTCCTAGACCCTTGTAAAGCCTGTTTGATAGCATTTCCAAACAGCCACTCAGGTAGGTTTTTTCGGTACTTACACTCAATACCGTATACAGCGTGATCTATGTCTAGTTCCGCTCTGCCATTGACAGGGATTCTCTTGCCTCCAAAAATGTCGGCCACCCTGCGCTCAAAGTTTTTCCAGTTACTCATCTTCCTCTTGGATATTATCGTCCATGACTAACTTTACCGGCTTTTCCCCTTGCGGCATCAGGTTAAGGGACTCTGGGCATAGGTCGATTTGTACTTCACATTCAGCCATGTCCCAATGCCTAGCCTTGGATATCTGAATCCAAGCATCAGGCTGATCTTCCTCATCACTGTAGTATCTGCCCATGAGTATAACATTGTCAACCCTGTCTGCCAACTCCCCTGCGCCCCTTATTGAAAATCTATCTATCTTTTCTCTAATGCTCATAGATTTACGAGCATGAGCCACTAGCATAACATGGCAGTCTAGGTCACGGCAAGCGTCAGCAATCTCGCAGACTACCTGTTTTTGGGCGGTGTAATCATCGTTAGCGATCCCCCCTATGGTCATAAGAGAGTCTACCAGAATAAACGAGACTCCGTAGTGATCTATGGCGTACCTAATTACAGCCATCAGGGTGGGTAAGTCTACGGTTCCCTGTTTGTCATAAAAGTACAGTTTATCCTTTGCCCAAGAGTTAAACCCAAGCCCAAAATCTATGGTGGGCTGGGTCTTCAGGGATGCTTGACGCCACATACGGGCCAACTGAGAGCGCGGGGACATCTCTAGGGACACGGACAGGCATTTGTAGCCCTGCTCCATTGCCCCCAGCATGATCTGCCCTGCGTACAGTGACTTACCAGCAGAGTTAATGCCAGCCAGTATGGTGCATTCTCCGTTTCTGAGCCTGAACTTTTGATGATCTCCAAACGGCATTTTAATGCCTGTTACATGATCCCCTACCAGATAATGATCTAATACTTCCTTAGTAAAATGGTTAGCGGATTTAATGCTGTTGGATTGCTCCGCAATTAAATACGGGGATAGTAAATCTGCGTTAAGAGACTCCATTAGGCATTCCTTTTTAGGCAGCGGTAATCAATGCAAACCTCGTCTATTTCGGACAGGTCGAGCCACATATCGTTACCGTCATCATCGTAGCAGTAATAATGCCATTCTTTTTCAAACGAGACTGGGTTATCGTATGCTTCGTAATCCTCTACCGTTAGCCACATTCCCTGTGGTGGCCCCAGTTTGGTGTGTACTAGATCGCCTTTGCGAATGTCTGGTTTTTCTGAAGAACTCATTTTTTGTCCTTTTTAGCAGCCCAATAATCTGAATGTCTTAAATCTTTTCTTCTGGTGTAGTATTTGCCAACCTTGTAGCCTCCCCACCATCCTCTCAAACTGTCATTTGTGCTGGTTTTTGCCCATCCAATTCCTGACCAGTTCATTCTAGCATACCCTCTGCTGGACTTCAAGGTTTTATCGTGCTGGTCTAGGTTGCTTGCTGGTATCTCCCTGTTTTGCGTGTCTTGGGTTCCCGGCGGATCGTCTTTGTCCTGTAGTTTGTGGTACACGTTGAAAGCCTGCACAAGATACCACTCCTTGTCTGCTGGGTCAAGTGGCATATTCTGTATTTTTTCAATCCAGTTCAAACACCGGTTTCGGTAGTAGTCTATCGGCTTGCTGCCTTTGTCTGCTACCATCTCGTATTCAAGGTTTCGTATTGTTTTTAATATTGAATCTAGTTTTTTAATTTCAGTCATAATGGGAGTGTAGCACAAGTCAAGCCCTAAAGGTCAATTAATTATGGCAATTTCATGGTTTTTTTGTCTCATTTACCTGTTTTTGTCTAAAATCAGGCCTCCCCAATGCTATTATAGGTAGAAGTTGTAACCATGTAACCAGTTACACAGGAAAGGTGGCCCTAGTAATAGAGAATCCACAGGATATCCACAAGTTATACACAGGGTTATCCACAGGGTAAATAAGGCTTAACTATTTGATTCTAATAGTATAACAGAAAGTTATCCACAGGTAGGTAGTCCCCTAATAATAGTAATATATAGTATATAATATATATTATACTGTATTATATATTATATATTAGCAAGAATCGTGCCAACTGAGTTATGCGCCCTTATGAAGGGAGTCTGAATTAACTGGCCTTAAGAGAGAACCCTGTTGGAAATCTATAAAGGTCACAGGATTATCGCACACAAGTAATTGATATTAAAAGGATATTTCACAGTGCTTACTGACGCCTATAGAGGTTTGACACAAGCACAGAAACTATGATAGACTAGATGGCTAGTGAAGAATCCCGTCAGCGCACAAGAAAGCGCCGAAACTTAGCGGTAAAATATTCTAAATATAAGCCGAAAAAAATCAAGCCTGCTACAGCCTACAGGCGGAAAAAATACCGTTTGACAGATGATCCTGATTTAGGCTAGACTTGGGGAATGCCTACAATAGAAACGTCAGTCATGACTGGAAAAATGACCGGGGTTACTGCGGTTAATACTAACACTGTTAGTAATGAGTTCTGCGGTAAAATGTTTAATTCGGGTAAAACCGATTTGATTTGTACAAATTGTTATAGCATGAAAATGCTACAAGGCAGCAGAAAAAACTGTGTGCCAAAGTTTCAGCGTAACACTGATTTAATGGTGCGTATGATCCACCCTGATAACTTGCCGATATTAAATCTGGCATGGTTACGGGGTCACGGCCACGGTGAACTGATAAACGATTGGCATTATATAAACTTTAGCAATCTGGCGCGTAAAAACCCACATTTAAACCTTTCTCTTTTCACGAAACGCCGCGATATTATCAATAGGGTCTTTAAACTAAAGGGATACAAAAAGCCAAAAAATTTAATCCTAGTTTATTCCAACCCTTTGATTGATTCGATAGTAGATACGCCGCCTAAACATTTCGATAAAGTATTTAATACAGTCACACAGTTCAATCCACAGGACAATTGCACAGGCAAAAAATGTCTTGATTGCCTTAATTGTTACAAGCACAGCGGCGCACAGGTCTTAATTGAAATGGTAAAGAAACGATCATAGAGATTTGCACAGTGTTTGCACAGGCCAATTCTGATAATATTAGTATATAAGCGAATGCTAATATAAAGTTTGGCTAGCGTTTTATTTCATTACTTTATAATGTGAGTATATTATAATATTCTAATGCAAAAAAAACGAGAATGCGAATGATTCTCATTTACCTTTAGCGTCGAGGCGAAAAAAAACCCGGGCAGCCGTAGCCACCCGGGCGATAGTCAAAAGATCAAGACCATCATTAAAAGCGCCGCCAGTAGCAGCGCAGCGGAAAGGTCAGTCATAGGCAATCACCGTATAAGCAATTTAGGCAAAGGCCTTTGATGACTGGGCGCCCGTACTTATCGACGGGCATCAGTTCGTCGCAACGAACGCATCTCAGCACCGTTAGCGGCAACCTGATATTCGGCTTTGGTCGCGGCTGCTCGGCGGGTTTCATGACTGCGAACCCGCGAGAATCAACGCATTGTTCAGCGCGGTCTTTTTGATGCTGCTAACCACGCCATCAACGTGCTGCGCGACTGTACCGCTTAACCCGTCCCGGTCGCTAATTTCGCGAGTGCGGCGGGTATGATCCAGCCATCCTGTTATCGCGTTGAAAGCGCCCCAAAGGGTGCCGTGGCGCGATGCCAGGCGCTGGCCGTTCCCGTGGGTTAACTGCGCGTTGACTTGATCCAGCAGCCGGTTAAATTTGGCCTGCTGGTCTTCGGTCAAGTGTGCGGTATTCCCAAGAAACGTGTTGGTGCTGCTGCCGCGTTTCGCCTGTATCAGCGTTGACGAATGGGTCAGCAAAACCGACTTGATATAAGTCTGCGTTTCATTGGAATTCATCATCCGCTGCGCCAGTCGATTTGCATCGGCAAGCAATACGCCGCCGTCGAAATGCTTGATCGCTTCAACTGCCCGTTCAACTGAGAGTGCTGAGTTGTGTGAAAACTCTAGCGCGTCCCGTGAGCCGTTGAAGTGCGATCTATAAGCGTTCATGCAGGCGGGCAAAGTCGCTTCAGCAAAGATGCGCGACTTGCCAAACACGTTAACCGTGAAGCCGATAAACGGCTTGATTGTGTCCGGCTTTGCTGCTGCTGAACCGTCCGCGGTTCGGTCGCCGCCAGTGATTAACATTTCGTCGACTGGCAGTTTTGCCAGCGCGAAAAGTTTCTCGCCGTTGCCAACCTTACCAGCGCGATCCCAAACCAAGTTAGGAATGCTGCGCTGAACCTGCTGGAAGAACTGAATAACGTCGGCGGGTTGGTGCCCGTCAACGGTATAGCGTCGACCAACCGGTCGCGGTAACTCAACGCGTTTCGTGTCGTCGAAAAGATCGACTGCTACTAGCGCGTTGGCATACTCGCTTTTGATGCCGTTAGGCCTTCGCAAAGTTTCGATGTCGTAACGAAAATCGAATCCTGCTTTAAGCAGCGCGGCTTCAAGTGAAACGCTGTTATCAATCACGCTGACTGACGAATACCACGGATCGGCTGTAGCGTTAGCGTTTAGTACGGCTTGG